TCGGAGAAAAAGAAATGACTGTAACTACTTACAAGTGGTCTTTCTTAAACTGTAAAAACGCTCTTGAGTCTTCTTACCGTGGTCTTCTTTTGAAGAAAGGTCAGAACAACCCAGAGACTATGGACGCTGAGTTCAAGGATTGGGTATTTGACTACTTCGCAAAATTGTCTGCTGAGAAAGCATTGACTGTTGCAGGTACTGCATTGACTACTGAAATGGCTGCTGATGCTTCTGTATTGGATTACGACACAAACGCTACTTTGTCTTCTGCTAACATCCTTGACAAATTAGAAGGTGCTTACGAAACAATGTCTGACGTTATGTTGGCTGCTGTTTACGGAGATGCTGACCGTGATTTCAAACCTGCTATCTTCTTGGGAACTGCTGCTATGCAACACTACCAAATCGCTATCGCTGGTTTATACACTACTACTCCACAAGGTGTTGTAGAAGGTGGTGTACCTAACTACTACGGTATGGAGGTTATTCACTTCCCATCAATGCCTGCTAACGAGTTTATGATTGCTGCTGCACAGAACATCGTAATGTTGACTGATGAGTACAATGACGTTCGCGCAATTGATATGAAGTACGAAGCTGAACTAAGCTCTGACAAGATTTGGGGACAGTTCAAGTTAGGTTTCTCTTACTTGAAAGGTGAAGAGATTGTCTACGCTAAGAACTTCGCATAATAATAACTAACGGAAGGGCCTTGCGCCCTTCCTTTAATACCCTATAAAAAATGGCTTGTACTGTAACTCTTGCTGATATTACTTACGGATGTGATGATTTAGGTATTGGTGGTATTGTAGAACTTCACGTGGCTTCACGTGCTGCTGCTCTTGCTGTCCTTACTAAAAATGATGACAATCGTCAGGTATCTGCTGCAAGTGGTGCTGCTTCTGATGTAGTTCAATTCTCTTTCAACTTGAAAGATGGATTTTCTTCTTTCTCTGAAGTCAAAACCGCTAACGCTGATGGAACTTTTTCTACTGTTCCAACTATTACTGCTGAATTCCCAAAGATGGATGAAGCTCGTATTAAAGATTTAAACGCAATGTCTAACGGCGCACCAGAATTGGTAGCTTTCGTTAAGACTGCTGCTGGAACATACCACATTTGTGGTTTAGATTTCGGTCTATATGTTTCTACTATTGACGGTAACTCTGGAACTGGACGTGGTGAGAAAAACCGTTTCCAATTAACCTTAACTGGTGAGGAAGCTGGATTGTCTTACGGAATCGTAGGTGCTGATGCTGCTGCCAAAGAAGCTATCTTCGCTGCTGCAACTGCTTAATAGTAATCTTGTAAATTAACACAAGGGGGTGAGGCGAAAACCTCGCCCCTTTTTATTTAGAAATATATGGCTTTCAACTGTTCTATTTTATTAAGCGATATTGACATCAACTGCAACAAACGAGTTACAGGTGGTATCAAGAAAGCTATACTATTATTACAAAAAGACATTACCATTACTTTTGACCCTACAGACGAGACTCAAGTTACTGCTGTAGATACACAGAATGAAGTTGTCTTTGAACACAACACGAAGGACGGCACTACGACCTTCACGGAAAACAAGAACACATCTAACGGATTAGGTGTTGTTACTACTGATATTACTATCCAAGCCCCTGTGGTAGATAATAAGGTCAATCAAATAGACCTTATGAGCCGCAGAGAGGACATTGTAGTGGTTCTACTGCACAATAACGACTCTGTTACTATATCGGGTTGGATGGACGGCTTAACGATGAACTACGAGGCTAATAGTGGTACGGGAGTATCAGACAAGTCTTTCGTAAATATCACACTAAACACCGAAAGCGGTATTGCTTCTTTAGTCCTTGATACCAAAGCACCGTTCTCAGACCAAACTATCTTTGATTAATGGCTTACCTATTCAATAACGGAACAGGTTATATGAAGGATGCTGTGCAAGTAGCATCTAATAGGAAGTCATATCTTTTTGTGAGTGGTGGTTATCAAGGTTCTACTACTGAAATAGGATACGATAACTTTGGTACTCGTGTATTAGATGATGGTGCTACCATAGAATCTTACGCTTGTGCTGCTAATAAGATAAATACATCTCCTATAGCTAATGTAGGCCGTCAGTTATTTGACGCTTACGATGCTCGTGTACAAGCCGCAAGTGGAGATACAGAAGCAAGAAATTGCACTATAACAGAATTATACAATTTAAAACAATAATAAAATGGCTTACGAAAATATCGTAAAGGAAGGAAACTTTTATCAAACAGCCACAGGTGACTACGGATTTAGAGTAGTTGAAGGCGGTGCTTCTACAAGTGATTCTTGCCGTGCTATTCAAGCATTAGAAGACAGTGTAGTAACAACTACCACACAAGCGGGTGACGCACTTACTTCAGTAACTCTTACAGAGGGTACAATTGTCTTTGGTAAGTTTGACAGTGTTTCTGTAGCAAGCGGTAAGGTATTAGCTTACAAAGCGATACTATAAATGGGTTTATTAAACAGCATATCTCTTATAGCAAGAAGGGCTGTTGGTAAGCTCCTTGCTGCCGTTAAGGATTTTGTCGTTAGGGTAGAGTCTGATGGCGGTATAGTAGAATCACCAAAGTGTGTGAATAAGGCTATCAAGAACTCGCCAGAGGCAGACTTGGGCAGACAGTTGTTTGACGCTTACAGTGTAAGGGTGGTTGCTGCGAGTGGTGCTACAGAGGCTCGTACTTGTACTATAAACGAATTAAATGAAATATTATGAGCAAGCTATTTGATGATAGCAGTTTAGCGATGATACCGAGTGCGGTAAAGGATGGGAGACTATATAGTATACGCCCTGTTCCAGAATATGGTAGTGAGGTTCTTTCACAACCTGTAGACATTGATACTGATTTTATCGCTAATTCAGGAGGTGTAATTATAGATGCTAATACATTCACAACGGCAGGTGGGTCAAATGATGGTATTATTAAATACAACTTGATTCAAGCAAACAAGCAGTATCGCCTTGAGATTCAAGGAACAACTACATCAAGTGGTTTCACTATTGGTAATGGTCAAGCAAGTGGTAATGAATACGGAACAGGATTTGGAGTGCATTATTTCACTTCGGCTTCTGCTAATTTATGGATTCGCCAAATCACGGCAGGTATTACCGACATAACTACATTCTCAATCAAAGAGGTAAGCAACATTGGAGACTTCACATTTAGTAGGGGTTCAAATCTTGCTGCTACAAGGGTAGATGTTAATGGTCTTATTGAGAAGGGTAGAGAGAATCTCTTGCTTCAATCAAATCAGTTTGATACTACTTGGGCATCAAATGGCCCTTCAGTAATAAGCGGACAAGAAGGATATGATGGTTCAAATAATGCGTGGTTGTTAAATAAATTATCAGCAGCAAATTTTCGCTATATATATCAAGATATATCTTCAAGCGGTGTTCAATCATTTAGTGTTTACGCAAAAGCGGGTTCCTTAAATACGGCAACATTATATGTAAACGCTGCCGTTAACTATTACATTAAATTCAACCTTGTTGATGGTTCGGTACTAGAGCAAAGTTCTACTGGTGTATTAATAAATACCAACGCAGAGAATGCGGGTAATGGTTGGTGGAGGCTTTCGGCTACGATTAACGATTCAATTACAAGGATTCGTATTTACCCCGACTTTGCAGTATCTAATACGGGAAACATCTACATCCAAGACGCTCAATTAGAGCAAGGCTTGGTTGCTACTGACTACATTGAGACAGGTGCTTCTACTGCACAAGCAGGTATATTAGAGGACTTACCTCGCCTTGACTATAGTGGTGGTGCTTCGTGTCCTTCTCTTTTACTTGAGCCACAAAGAAGTAATTTGTTGTCACAAAGTGAGTATGTAAATGGTTCGCCAGATGTATCTAACTCAACAATTACATCAAATGCCGCTACATCTCCCGAAGGATTAGTAAATGCAAGTAAAGTAGTTCCAAATACATCAAACATATTCCATTGGTTTGGTCAAGTTATAAACTCACAAACAAGCGGTAATTACACGCAGAGTATTTTTGCAAAGGCAGATACATATAATCATTTATTTATGGTTATTCGTACTGATTCGGGTTCAAAAAGATATGGTGTCAAATTTAACTTGTCTAATGGTACATTTGTAGATGACATAACATTTGGTTCACCAACGCAAACAAATTATTCTATTGAAGATTACGGCAACGGATGGTATCGTTGTAGCATTTCTGCTAACCATAGTAGTGGAGCAGTTATTGCCTTATTTGGGGCTTCATTAGGCGGTGCTTTATCCGATATAAATAATGGTTTTGCAGGAGATGGCACATCTGGAATCTATGTCTACGGAGCACAACTTGAAGCAGGAAGTTACCCTACAAGTTACATACCTACATATGGTTCTGCGGTTACGGGGGGGGCGGATAATTGTCGTCAATCACCTCTTGCTACATTATCTAACAATTATTCAATTTTTGCGGAAGTTACAAGGACTGCTACAACTGAAATAAACAACCTTGAGTTTATTGATTATAGCAGTTCATCTAATGACCGATTAAGGATATACACCTATAACAATGGTCGTATTAGGTTTAGAACCTATTTCAATGATGGCACTAATGATTCTTATTTTACTAACTCTGGTGATTGGAATCAAGGGGATACAATAAAGTTTTGCTTTACCTACGATAATGGAGATATAGTTATTTATGCTAATGGTGAGCAACTGCATAGCATTTCACAAACCTTGAATAATTTGAATTATCTTAATATGGAGACTCAAATAATTAAGCAGTTGTTGCACTTTGAAACTACATTAACCTCAAGCGAAGCAATCGCCCTAACAACGATTTAAGATATGGCAAATTTATACGACAAATCAAGTTTGGTCTTAATACCAAGCGGTACAAAGACAGGAAAGGTCTACTCGCAAGTGCCTACTAATGGTGATGGTGATTTTACTTTCACAAGATCATCTGCTGCTACGAGAGTTAATGCAGATGGTAATATAGAGAAGGAGACTGAAAACAAACTCTTGCAGAGTAATAGTTTTGATACTACTTGGAGTGCAATAAACTTAAATGTTACAAGTGGACAAGCAGGATATGATGGAAGTAATGATGCTTTTTTATTTACTGCTACTGCCAACAATGCTCGTGTTACTCAAAACCCTAATACATCAGGAGTACAAACTTTTAGTGTTTACGCTAAAAAGGGTAATACTAATTGGATAAGATTAAGATGTGATTTTAGCGGAGGTATAGCGGATGGATATTTTGCTTTACATACAGGTGCATTAGGTTCTACAACTAATTGTATAGATTCTAACATAGAATCAGTTGGTGGGGATTGGTATCGTTGTAGTATTACTTTAGATAAATCAATTACTGCGCATCGTATTTATGTAACCAACAATAATGGTAGTTCGGGTTCTTCAGGAAATAGTGCATACATCCAAGATGCCCAACTTGAGCAGGGACTTGTAGCAAGAGACTACATAGAAACAACTACATCTGCCGTATATGGAGGTATTACTGATAATGTACCAAGATTGGACTATACGGATAGTTCGTGTCCTGCACTATTGTTAGAGCCATTGAGGACGAATGGAATAGCACAATCAGAATATTTTGAATCTTGGATACAAGATGGGATTACGACATCATCAAATACTACTGATACATTAAGCCCCGAAGGATTATACAACGCCTCAAAAATAACTGCGGTATCTGGAAATCAAAGAATCTATGTAGGTTCAACACATTCTGCGGGTGTTATCACTGGAAGTTGTTATGTTAAAGCTGGGACTACAGATGTAATAACTTTTAACGCATCAAGTTTCCTAATAACCTATAATCTAACCACTTTAGCCGTAACGGAAACAATAGGGACTGGAACAATCACGCCCGTAGGGAATGGATGGTATAGAGTTACTGCAACTTCAGCAGTTTCAGCGTCAGCGAATAGAACGCCTGAAATTGTAATTGATACGGCATCTGCGGGTGAATATTGTTATATATATGGGGCGATGATTGGAGTAGGAAATTATGAAACATCCTACATCCCTACCTATG